CGAACGTCTTTGTCAGCCGCAACGTCGAGGGTCTGGTCGTCGTCAAAGAGTGGACAGCCGAAGACCTCGACCGTGGCTGGAAGATGTTCATGAACCTGCTTTCATTTTGGCAACTGAAGAACCAACACCAGTGAGAACACCATGTTGAGCGAAGAACTGATCAAACAAATCTTTTTTCAAAGCGACCGCCCCCGCAAGGATGCCCTGTTGGCCGACGAGGTGGACATCGTCCAGTTCGCGGAGAACTTGATTGCTGTGGCGCGACTTGAAATAATCAAGCAAGAGCACGCCCGCTGTGTCACCATCGTCAAGGACATGAACCGGGCGGTCGGTGAGGCGCTGGAGAATCAACGACCACGATAAGGAAACCATCATGGATATTCACCTCATCAGACACCTTGCAAAGCAGTACGAAGACGGCAGACGCGACCCAGAGGCATTGATGGCCGTGGCCTGTCTTGAGGCTTACGAGCAGGGGTTTGATGACGGTGTCGAAGAGGCAGAGGAGCGGATGCACCAGACTCAACTGCTGATGATGTTTACGGCTGGGAACGCATAAAAAAAGCCCCCGGTGAGGGGGGCTGAAAAGGAGAGTGGCAACTGCTCCTGAAAACTTACTGGGGTGGCTCGGGTTCCGTCAGGAACTTATAAGCCTGATACGCGCCCAGCCCCAAAGTACCTGCTGTTCCCAGCCCTTTTACTCTTGCTGTCTTTGGCCCCATCGCGGGCAACATCGCGCCAGCACCAAATACCGTCTGACCCGTGGCCTGCGTGGCCTGCGCAAGCGCCTGCATCAGTTCTGGACTGCGGTCGCCAGCCATGTAGCGTTTGACCAAGTCATCCACCCGCAGGCGGGCCAGTTCGTTGATGCCCGTGCCCATCTGATACCCGCCCAGCCCACCGATGGTGGTGCGGCCCACGGGATTCCAAATTGCCGTCTTGCCCGTCGCCACCCCGGTGTTTTCGAGGGCGCGTGCCACAGGGCCGGGGGCTTTCTTTGCCGCCTGCTGTCCTGCGGTGAGCCGTTCCTGAGCCAGCACCGCACGCTCTTCTGCCGTGTCGGCGGCTGTCTGGGCGCGGGTGACCCCCTGAGTTTTGACTCGCTGGGCCTGCGTGAGGGCTGACTTGGCCTCTGCTTGGCGCTGGGCGGCAAGAGCACGCTCGTTTTTGAGGCGATCAATCTCCTGCTGTTGGGCCAACCGCTCCTGCGCGGCCTTGTCGTCGGCAATCTTCTGTTCGAGTTCGGCCTGTTGCTTTAAGGGGGCGGCAACATCGGGCTGAACAATAATGCCCGAAGGAGTCGCGTCAGGCATACCAAAGGCAAGTCGTGCCCGCTGGCCTGCATCTGGCACAACGCCAGCCCTAGCCGCTTGCTCAAGGGCTTTTTGCTGTTCTGCGGCTTGCAAGGCGCGGAATGAGGTCACCTCGTTGTAGTTCTGACGCTGACGACCAGTTGTCCCAGTTTCTGGATCAATAGTCCCCTGCATCATTTGCTCCGTTGGCGTGCGCACGACGGGGGCGTTTGGATCAGTGATGATCTGTGGGGTCGCCGAGGCCATAGAACCAGCCTGTGGCGCATTTTGAGCGGCGGGCGCTACCTTGGCCTTGCTGGCGGCTACACGGGCCTGCAATTCGCGTTCTACGGCCTGCAAGTTGGACTGAGCCGCCCTAAATTCCTGCTCAAGGGTGGCAAGGTCTGCGCCCCCGGCAATTGGGGTGGGGTTGTTGACGCGCTGGGCCAGACGACGTTGGGCAATGTCCATGCGGCGCTGGGCATCGCCGTGAGCCTCTTCCAGTTTGGTCAGGTCAGGCGGCGCGGCGGCGTAATCCGGGCGGAAGGGCACTTGCCCCGGCCCGGACGTGAGCGCACCAGTTGCGGCGGTTGCCAACGGGTCAAGAACCTCTTTGGGTTCTGGGGGCGGTTCGCCCGTGTACCCGCCCTCTTCGCGCTCTCGCTGAATCTGCTCGGCCTGAGTGGGCGGCTTGACCGTGTCGATCTTCTCGGGATCGGTGTAGAACTGCGTGGTGACCCCGTGCGCACCTTTGATGGCATCGCCGTAACTGCCCGCTTCCGCATAGGAGCCTTTGATGCCGTTGCTCAAGCCTTGGGCATACTTGTCGATGTCCGTGCCCGTGTTGAGCGTTTCAGGGTACAGGCGGCGCATCAGGTGTGCGTAGTAGTCCCCGAAAGCCTCGGGACTCTCGAAGTTGACGTACTTGTCCTTGGTCTTGGTCTGGCGGTCTCGGGCCTCAGTGCCCGCGCCGCTGAAGTCTTTGATGTTGCCAAGATTGAAGTGGCCGGGAACCTTGCGACCGTAGTCGGTCTCCATGCCCCACTGCGCCAAGAGCACGGACGGAGCGATGCCCGTCTGCTTGCTCACTTGCACAGCGACGGGGCCATACTCCTCGACAAACATCTTGACGTGTTCGTTTGCCATATCACTCCCCTTCGCGCTTCTTGCGAATCACACCAGTTTGAGGGTCTCGGATGTAGCCGGGGGGCACAGACGAATCGGTCGATGGCAACGGCTTGGCAGGCGCGGCGCTTTGCTTTGCTGGCGCAGAAGACTCGGCAGATGCTCTGGGCTTCTTCTTGAGCAAATCAGCGTTGGCCTCGCGAATGTTCTTGAGGGTCTCGGAGTATTCAGACTTGAGGTCTTTGTACTCGTTGGAGTGCAGGAACTCGTCGTAAGACTTGCCAGTCTTGCGGTATTCGAGCCACGCGCCATATGCCTTGTCGTCGAACTTGGAACGCTCGATGAGCAACTCGGACTTGAGGCGAATGACCACATCGCTGTCGGTCGGCATCGCGCCCAACTCTGCGGCCAACTGGCTTTCTTTCTCGGTGATCTGGCCCTGACCCTGCATAGTCTTGCGGAACTGGATGTTGAGTTGCGCGGCAGACTGAGCAAACATTTGCAAGGTGTCGATCTGCTCGTTGGTGAGACCTTGTTGCTTGAGCACGTTGATCGGCAAATTGATGGAGCCGCCGGGTGTCTGGATGCCAGCACCAAGAGCCTTCATCACCACGTCGCGTGTCCTGCCTGTATTGAGCAAGCGGAACACCTCGGGGTTGTTCTTTGCGTAGGAGATCATGTCATTGGCAGTCTGCTGGTTGTCAAACGCAACAGACGCACGATTCTTCAGCGCCTCGGCAGACTTCTCCGACGACTCTGCGCGAGTCTTTTCGGTTTGTGTGAGGCGCTCTTTTTCCTGCGCGGCTTCTGCCTCGCTCTTGGGGCGCTCATACTCAATCTGGCCTTGCGCATTCTTGCGGCCAGTGGGCGTGATCATGCCGTTCTCGGCCATAAAGCGAATCAGAATCTGCTCGTCACCAGTTTGTGCGGCACGGCGTGCGGCATCAAAAAAGCCATCGGCCACCTCGGTGCGCACCTTGACCTTCTTGTCGCTGTACGGGATCGTGACCTCGGTGAAGCCAGCGTCCGCCGCCTTCTTGGCCTCGACTTCGGCCTTCTGAAGGTTGAACAGAAACTTCTCGGTCTCAGGATCACCAATCTGCTGACCAGCGATCAACTCACGCCGACCGATAGGCTGGAAGCCTGTTACCGTCGTTGGAGAACCCAAACGGTTTGTGATCGGTGCGCCACCAACGGGCGCGGTGATGCCGCCGGGGACACCAGCGGGAGCCTGTGAAGGCATCGGTGTTTGTGGGCCTGCAAGGCTTTGCAACATGGCAGAGCCAGCCAACTTCTGACGCAAGGCTTGTTGCTTCATCAACAGGTCGAGGTTCTGGGTGTCCATCTCCTGCTGGCGCTGGTTCTCGCCCAGCGTGGCCTCGTGGAATTTGCCCATGCCTTGGCCCAGCGACTCGACAAAACTGCCAGTCTTGGTGGGCTGTGCAAGGCCAACGCCCAGCGCCATGAAGCGCGGGTCGTAGGGCAGTTGCTGGCGCTTTGCCAACGACTCTTGCATTCGCTGAATCTGCGCGTCGAGTTGCATCCGACCCTTGTTCAGGTTCGTGATTTCTCGGTTGACATCAAACGGCTCATCTTGCGCGGTCACCTGCTCGGCGGCAATGCGATCAGCCTCAGCAGACTGATCCACCTTGCCGGGAGGAGGAGCCTTTGGCTGAGGCGGCTGGGAGACTTGGTTCAAACCGCCCTGAACTGGAGGTTGTTGTGCATTCATTTTTTACCCCACCAAGTAGCCATGTTCGTCGTAGTAGTTCCCTTGGCCGTCGTGATATGCGGCGTTTTTCGGCATCACATCTTCTACGTCGCCACCATCGGCCATCCACACAGCACCACCATCTGCCTTTGTCGCAGGCTTGCCTGCTTGCATTGCGGTGTTTGCGGCGTTTTGAACCGAGGTTGGATCGCCAGAGTAGAGCGAGTACAGGATCGAGCCAAGCGAACCAATTTGCGCCAACGGACTGATGCCATACTGGCCCTGCTGTCCCGGCCCCGTGGTTTGCTGAATCGAACCAGTGGGCACGCTTTGACCAGAAAGCAACTTGGCAAAGTTCTGCGCGGCCACCATTGGGTAGTCGAGCGCCTTCTGGCCGAGTTCCTGCTCCTTCGCGCCAAGGTTGTAGAGGGCATTCAAGCCGCCAGTCCCGGTTTGGAACTGCTCTTGGCCCAATTGGGTCAGGGCTTGGCCTGCCGACAACTGACGGCCCAGATCGGTCTGAGCGGCTTTGGTGGCCGTGTCGTAGCCAGACTGGAGGGCTTGGTACTGCTTGCCCAGCAAATCGGCTTGGATGTCGCGCAAGGTGTTGCCAGTGATCTGTTGTTGGCGACGTGAGCCATACTGGCCCGTGCCAATCGCGGCCCCGCCCAGCGCGGGCAGGATGTTCTCCTGCACGTTGCGGTTGACCAATCGACCCATCTCGTCGACCACGGCGCTTTGATAGGGGTTCATGTAGCCCCCGACGATTGCCGGGGCGGGTGTTCCGCCTGCGCCAGTGATCATCTGGCTGGCCTGACCCAGTGAGCCAGAGCCAGAGAATGCCAAGTTGGGAGCCATCTGAAACGCCTGCTCTTGAAGCGGCGAAAAGCCAGCCACGCCACCCTGCTGGACGGCGCTCTGGCCCAAGTTGGCAATGTCTTGGAGGTAGTTGGTGTAGAACTCGGGCGCGGTTTCCTGCTTCTGAACCGTGGTGGTTACATCAGGTAGCGCCGCTCCTTGAAAGAGATCAGCCATTCATAGCCTCCTTGAGATAGTTCAAAGGTGATTTAGCCTTTGGGGGTATTTTATTGAGAGGGGCGCTTCGCTTGTGTGAGCGCACAGCCTCCCGGAAATCGTCGAGCACTTTGGCCCCGGCCTTGTTGGAGCCGTTACCCAGCATGGAGACCAACTCAGCGTCGATCACATACTCGCCATCAGCCAGCCAAGCGGGGATGTCGTCGGACTGGCCGTCGCCCGCGCCGTTGACTGCCGAGCCTTTGCGGAAATCGATGCGATCATCGATCACCGGGTTGGTGTGGTGGCTGTGGACGGTGTGAGCCTGCGACAAGCCACCCTTCTTCATGCCTTGACCGATGCCAAGGTTCTGGGCTGGGTCGATCACGCGCCCGAAGGTGTAGTGGGTCGTGGGGCCACCCGAGGCCATCGTCGGCTCCTCAGCGGGTTCTGCGGCGTTTTCCTGCGGGGTCTCAGCCTCCAGCGCGTTGCCATACTGATCGACCGGGTTGCCGTTCTGGTCAACGTAGTCGGTCATGTTGGGTTCGTTGAGCCAGCCAGAAATGCCCAGATCGGCGTATAGGCGCTCGTCAGGAACGTCAGCACCATACCCTTGGGAATAGTCTTGATACGACACGATGGGGCTACCAGTGCCCGTGCGGCCACCAGTCATGCCGGGGCCAAAGTCGGTGGTGCGCGGGGCAAAGCCAGCCAACTGGGAGATGTCCACAGGAGCGTGGCCTGACGAACCGCTGTCGCCAGACGAACTCATCATGGAGGCCAGCAACGCGCCGATTGCGCCGCCAGCAAGGCCGGGGTTCTGCGTGATGTAACCCTTGAGGGCATCGAGCACGCCAGACTGGTTTTGACCACCTTGACCAGTGACGGCATTTGCCACCTGCGACAAGAAACTTGGCTTGTTGCCACTGCCAGCAGAAGTCACTGCGGCGCGGCCACCGCCAACTGGGATCACGTTGCCTTGAGAATCAAACACGGTGACGCGCCCATTTGCGTCAGTGATGGTGGTGTTGCCCTCATCATCTGTCGTCACGCTAATTGCGCTGTCGGTTTGAACTGGTTCGGCCTCGGACATATTTGAGCGAGACAATTCAGCGCCCGTGTTGTTGTCAACGGTAACGTAGTCGTTGCCATCCCAATAACTTGAAGTGCCGTCGCCGTTGTCAATCACATCTGGCGCAGAACTGCTGGCAGGGCTGGCGGTAAGGTCGGTGTACGTCGGGTTGTAAGAAGTCCCGCTGTACAAAGAATTGTCGCCAGTCAGCGTGTTGTCGCTGTAGTTGTAATCCACGTTTTGCCAAGGCTGAACCTCTTCGGTCGTATCAGAGTAAACCGAGTCGCCTGCGGCATAGCCTTTGATTTTTCCGCCAGTTGCCATACCAATATAGCCTCCATCTTTTGCATTTTCTTCGGGCACATCGACGTAGTCGGTGTAGTCGGTGTTGTCGGAAACAGTGATGTCAGGACTGCCAACATCTTCAGTTGTCCAGTTGCCGTCTGCGCCGAGAGTCCATGTTTGATTTGTTTCTGGATCAGTCCAAGTTTCCTCGGCGACAACCGTGTCAGAACCAGTGTCTGCGTTCGGGTCATAAATCAAGTCGCCGTTGACATCAAAATACTCTCCATTGCTTCCAAGAGAATAAAGCAAGTTGCCTTGGCCGTCATAGATGTTGCCATCAGCATCTTGGTAGTAACCTACATCGCCACCACTGAGCAAGGTGTCTTGAGTTTCATCAACACCAGTTTTACCACCAACCAAACTACGAGCGCCGCCACCAGAAGGCTCTTCGGCTTTGGTTTCAATCAAAGTGCCGTTTGCGTCATAGATGCTCACAATCCCGTTGTTGGTGACTGTGTATGTGCCGTCTTCATTGGCAACAGCGCCATCAGGCATGATTGGCTCTTCAGATGCTTTGACCTTGTCCAACTCTGCTTGAATTTGCTCTTCGGTCAAAGGTTTGTCACCAGTTGTAGTGCCCAACCCTCTGCTTGGCGTGCCGCCAGTTGTTGGTTTTGTGACGGGTGTAGTCCCGCCAGTGGTTGGCTTGATCACAGGCGAAGAACCGCCAGTCGTTGTTTTTGTTCCGCCAGTTGTGGGAGAGCCAAAAATTTTGCCAGCCAACGCGCCAGCACCAGCACCGATCAGCGTCTTGGCAATCGGGTTGTTCAACATACTGGTGATGCCACTGCTACTCGAACCAGACGGTCTTGTGGCGGCGGGTGAGTTGGTCTTGCTGGTGATTGGATTCACCGCAGGCTTGGTGGTCGTGCTCGTGATCGGCTTGGTTGCCGCCGGGGTCTTGGTGGTCGCAGGGGTCGAGCCAGACGACTTCACAGCAGGCGACGCAGGGCGAATGGTCGTGGCAGTCTTGGCCGCAACGGGAGCCTTGGTCGTGCTGGTAATGGGGGCGACAGGCCGAGAGGTAGCACCCTTGGACGGCGCAACAGTGGAAGACACCGCTTGACTGATTGGGGTCTTGCGGTTCACACTGCGGTCAATTCGTTGAGGCGAAAACACTTGGCGCGGCGAATTGAGCATCACCGAACTGATGGTTTGGACGGGAGTCCTTTTTTCCATTGGGTTGCGAATTGCTCGTGCCATGTTTTATCCTGATTTTTTGATGTTCTTCAAAATCGATGTCAGGCTTGAACTTCCAGAAACTGGGGTGAGCGTGCTGACATTGACCTTTCTCGGCGCGGCCATCGGGGCCGAACTTGTTCTGCTGACTGGCATGAGTTTGGACACATCCATCTGAATCGGTGGCCTTGTGGGCTTGGTTGCCGCAACTCTCATTGCCGCCATCTGCTGAGGGCTTAGTTGCTGACGAGCCGCTGGCTTTGTCGGGATCAACGACTTGGTGATTGCGTTGGTCAACTGAGGCTTGAGCACCGAGGTCAACTTGCCCGCCAAAGCACCAGAAACAGCGCCAGCGCCTACGGTTTGCGCGGCAGAAGGCTTTTCCTCTTCCACCTTGGTTGGGATGTTAGCGGCCTTTTGTTCTTCGGTCGGGTTCACCTGAGCAACGCTGGCGGCAACGTCCGTTGGCGCAGGCTGTTCCGGGGCTTGGGGCGCTTCGGTAACTTGACTCAACCCGCCAACCGGGGTCGTCGCGTCAGCCGCAGGAGCCGCAGGCTGAACAGTTGAGTCGGCGACGTTGATCGTGTCATCAACGCTGGCCGATTTCGGGGCAATTGAAGGCTCTTGAGTGTCTTCCGCGCCAGTGATAAGTTGATTCAACCCGCCAGCATTTTTTGCGTCATTCCCGGCAACAGCATTCAGGCCATCTTCCTCACTTCCAGTCTTGGTGACATCTGGCTGATCTTCCCCGGTAATGGAGTCGTCAATGCCAGAGGACTTGGCGTACTTGAATGCGGCATCGACACCCTCGTTCACAAGAGCGCCAACGCCAGTGTTGATGAGGCCCAAGGTCGGATCGCGGCCCTGAACTACGCTGTTGGCAACACTGCCAGCCAATTTGCCAGCCAGCGCCGAATCGGTCTGATCGGCCACCTCACTGCCAACGAGACGACCCAATTCGTTGCCAGCCATGCTTGTCAGGTTCACGTCACCCGTGGTGACCAATTGCTTGGTGGCGTTCGCGGCGACTCGACCAGCAAGATCAGAGCCAGTGGCTTGAGCAATCTCTCCGCCCAAAGCGCCAGTGCCCAAGGACAGCGCGGTGTTCTCAAGCGCCTTACCAAAGTCACCGCCATTCGTCGCAGTATTGACTGCAACCTGACCAGCCAGTTTTTGGAACATTGGATCAGCATCGGGGATCAGGTTTTCGCCGATCAACTTGGTGATGTTCTGTGCGCCGTTCGACAAAGTCTCCCATGCGCTTGCCATTGTGTTGCTTGCGGTGCTGGCAACCTCGGTCATTGCGCTGGTCTCCACAGCACCAGCAGTGGCAGAAGACACAGCCTCGGCGACCGTTGCACCTTCGCTGACCAAAGATGCGGCAGTGGTTGCCTCGGCGACCGTAGCACCAGCCTGAACAACGGTGGTGGCGGCGGCGGTCTCAGCGGAGGCCACGGCCACGGCAGACTCAGTCGCCTCAAGAACAGCCGCACCAGTGCTGACAGCCTCAGCCGTGGAGGCAATTTCCAGCGCCCCAACGGTAGCGGTCTCAGCCGCCAATGCGCTCAGGGCATATGGAGCCGCCACTGCGGCCACAATCAAAATTGGGTTCTCGGCGACGGTTTCGACAACCTGCTCGGCAACGTCGACAACCGTCTCGACCACATCGCCGACTGTCTCGACGACGGAAGAAACCACATTGGAGACTGCCTCAACAACTGCACTCATTCTTCGCTCCCACGAGCCGCGCCAAGTTTCAACGTGACTTGGTAGCCGCCATCATCGGTTTTTTGAACTGCGTACCCCATCCCCTCGCGCACGGGGTTGCGTGAGATGACCTTGAAAATGCCAATCAGGCTGGAGTCGGTGAACTGGGTGACCACCACGTCAAAGCCAACCTTGTAGGCGGCATCAGCAAAAATGCGACCGTTCTCGACAAAGTTGCGCGGGGTGTCTGCGTTGAGAGCGCGGAAGTAGCCGTAGGCGGGGTATTTGGTCTTGTGGACGATGAAGATGGTGTTGCCCTCTTGCATCTTCCAGACGTTGGGCATACTGAACTCGATGGTCAGCATCTCCTTCACCTGCTTCATCGGGCGACCGACCTTGGTGTTGGCGGCGGCGATCTCAATGACCTGCTCACTCGTCAACTTCCGCTGTTTGCTGTCCACCATGTCCATTTACATTCCCTTCAGTATTGATGCGGAGTAGATGTTTCCCATACCCGCCGCCAAACTGAGAATCAGCCCCGGAGGGGGGCTTACCGATTCCGACAAGAAAACCATATCGGTTTCGGTTCGGTTTTCAATGGCAGGCACGACTCCTTTTTTTATGTCATCCAACAGCAAAAGGGTTTCCAAAAGACCACTTGCGCCCATCGTGTGACCAATTTTTTGCTTGTACGAGGTGGCGACAAAGTCCTTCAAAGTGCCTTCCAGCGCCCGTTTTTCAGCCAAGTTGTTAGATTGTGTCCCAGTTCCGTGTGTTTTGACAATAGAAACCTGCCCCGCAGACGCGCCAGAAACGCTCAGAGCGCCCTCGATGGCCTTGGTGAAGCCCTGACCATCCTCGCACTGTCCAATCGCGTTTGTGGACGATTCTGACGCGCTGTATGCACCCAGCAACTCGGCATTGGGGTAGATTGACGACTTGGCAATGACTCGCTCGGAGTCAAAAACCGCAAATGCGGCCCCTTGCCCGACGTGAAAGCCGTAGTTTTTGCTGTCAAAAGCCGAGGGCAGGATGCCATCAGCCTCTTCCTTGGCGCTCAGGGTGGCCCGAGCCTCCCCAAAGAACTCCAGCACGGCGTTGGACACCCCATCTTCGACCGTCAGGACGATGACCCGGTCAAAGCCATAGAACTTGATCAGGGTCTGCACGTCCATGAGCGCCTTCAAACTGCTGGCGCAGGCCGAGGAATCGGTCGTGATGTGGTCAGTCACCCCGCAGGCTTGGGCAATGCGCCCAGCGTAGACCTGCGTCAAGGTGAAGGGCAGGAACTTGTACTGGTAGGTCAGGCGGCTGTCGTAGGGGCGCTGGCTGATGCCTGCAAAGTGCGCATTGCCTGCGGCAAGGATGAAGGCCGTCTTGCCCACTGGGTTCTCGCGCAAGTGCTTGATCAACTCAGGGTCAAGGACTTTGTCGGCCACCTTGTGCGGGGCATAGAAAAGCCCGCTTTTGGCGCGGGCGTAGGTGTCGGGGAACCAGTTCACCCTTTGAGGGTAGACAATGTCGTCGAATAATTCGACGTTGGTTGTTGAGGCTGTTCGGTAGTGCGTCAGGTAGATCATTTGATCTGCTCCTTCGCCTTCTCTAGCGACTCAGGCTCCTTGGTTTTGTTTGCCATCAGCAGGTCATAGACCTCTTGCACGGTCTCTGGATGCCAGCCCTTTGTCTCGTCGTTGTCTGGGATGCCATAGAGTTCACAGAGGTACATCATCATCACCAACCCGTCGAGGCTGTCCAGCCCCAAGTCTTCCATCTTTTGATCCATCGCCGAAGCGGGCGTGAAGGACATATGGATAGGCTTGGCGACATGAGCCACCATGTTGAACAGGTCGATAAAGTTGATCATCCGTATGACACCTCAGTTGGCTGGTTGACCGCGCCCACCACTGCGGAGGCCCAGTCTTGCCAGTTTTCAAAGTTGTACGGGCCGGGGATGGCCTCGTTCACAAAAATGTCGATTGCCTTCAGACCAGCCGCCCACTCTTTCCAGTGCTCTTCGCCAGCAGGAATCGCCAACGATTGGCCTGCATAAGCCTCGCACATCAGACTCGCCCAAGAGTCCCAAGTGTGATAGCGGGGGTCATAAACAATCGCAAGTGCCATATTAACTTCCAAACGGACGGGTATCGCCCAACTCGGCACTGAGAAGCACCTTGCCCATCTGGTAGTCACCACCAGCCTCATTGCTGATGAAGCGCAGACGCAATTCACGGCGCTGTTCGCGCATATCAATCTTGCCTGTGCCGGGTTCAAAGTAGTAGGGGTCGGAAATCACATCGTCGCTTTGAGCAAACGGACGGCCAACGATCTGCACGGACATCGTGCCCGACTGAACAAAATCAGGCTCGACGCGCTCCAAGCGCAACCAGCGGTTTTCGCCAACGCCGCCCTGCGGAATCTGCGGAGACTGCGAGGGGCCACCGCCAACCCAGCCAAGGTCGGATGTCTCGAACATGGACTCGACGGCATCGACGATGTCTCCAATGATCATGTCTGTGCCGATCTCGTGTTGCCAGATGGTGATCTTGCCGGGGATCGTGGTGAACGTCGCCGTCACAGTACCAGTGGCTGTTGCATTGACGTTCAGGCCAGTGTCTGGCGCAAACAGCGCAACGTCGTAGTACCCAGCGGTCGCGCTTGGTGCAATCGTTTTGATGACCGCGCCCACAGGAATGCCAGTTGCGACCACTTCAAGGTAAGTCCTGATGAGGTTGGTCACTGGAACCTTGATGACGTTGGAGCCATTGGTCGTGATGATCGAGGAACTGAACAAGTCTTCTGCAACAGTCTGCTCGGAGCCAGCGTTCACCGGGAATCGGAACACCTGAGAGAAGTAGCCAGCGGTGCGCTTGCAACCATTTGCAAAACCGCCGTCATACCAGCAGTTCTCGCGCACGTTGTAAATGATGACGTTGTTGCACTCTTCCGAATCGCCTTCGGGGTAGAACCACCAAATCTCGCCAAAGCGAGGAACCTTGGTCGCCCACACCTTCTGGCGTTGCGTGTAGTTCAAGTTGTCGAAGAAGTAGTTCTGGTTGAACGAGTTCGGCACTTCCTTGACCACGCCGTTGTACATCAAGAAGCGGTCAACGCCACACCAGTAGTAGATGCCGTCATACTCGATGACACCTTGGCTTGACAGGATCGAGGACTGGCTAGAAATGATGTCGTAGCGCCAGTAGAAGGTTTGAGGCGTGCCGCCCACCGTGATGGTCGTCGGGTTGTAGGACACGCGAATGAGAGAGTCCAGCGACCAGAACAAGCCAGACGGCGCGTTCGAGCCACCGCGAACTGGCAAGCCTTTGACTACCTTGGTCGAGGCGACGTTGGTCTCGTTGGAATCTGGGCCGTTCCAGTCGTATGGGTCGCCAGCGACGGAGTTCTTGATCAAGCCGTTGTCGCCATACACAAAAACATACGGGTGCAAAACCACAACTCCGCCAGAGACGGAGATGACATCCCCGGTTGGAGATGTGCCGTTGGTGTCCTTCAAGGGCGCAAGTACCAGACCGTTGAGCGGGCCACCAAGCACGGCGGTGCTCACGGTGCTGTCAATCTGGGTGAGGTTGTGGCCGGGGTGAGCAAGCAAGAAGTTGTTGCCAGCACCAGAAGCATCGAACATGGAGTCAAACTGCCAAAGGTGGTTTGTGCTCGGAGTGAATAAGTCATCGACAGTTGAGACCACCACAGACCAGCCAGAACCCGTTCCGCCGATTGATGTGTTGGGGCAGGTGAGCACATCGCCTGCGCAGTAGTAGTTGCCGTTGTTGGTGATCGTGACCGTGGTCACCACGTTGCCCGCCACCACAATCGTGGCAACTGCACCAGTCCCAGTGCCGCCAGTCAGCGCCACCCCGGTGTAGGTTCCATTGGTGTAGGCTGACCCGCCAGTGATTGTGCCAAGGGTCAGGATGTCGCCACCGAACTTCATCTCGTTCGTGCCAGCGCCGATGCCGTTGTTGTCGATGTCGATGACCTCAATGCCCTCGTCGTAGCCGTTGAAAATCTTGTTGATGCCGTCCTCGGAGTTCACATAGATGCCGCGAGACAGGCCGTCGGCTGTCGTCGTGATGGCCTTGTAGCCGCCGACCTTACGAGGGCGACCACGCTGGAAACGAACCCATTTGCCATCCGTGTAAAAGTTTTTGTCGAAGTACGTCCCGTCCCGCTGAACGCCGGGTTGGGTGTCAATCGAAAAAACCTTTTTGGTCATGTGAACGTACCCCCAGAGATGCCCCCGGTGAATGTGCCAGTCCCGTTGATGGTCAGGCCAGTTGCAGACAGCGTGAATAGGTTGTTGCCCAAGATGGCGATGTTGAACTGACCAGAGGCGGCGTGGTACACGCCCGTGGTCGGCTCAGTGCCGAAGTACAGCGCGGGGCTGGAAACTGAGCCGTCAACCAAACCAATGGCGGTCGCGCCAGCCAGCACGGTGTTGGCGTTCACGAGATTGACCGAGTCGCAAATCAAGGTGGCTTGCTGGTTCGAGCCAATCGTCGCGGCAGAGCCACCCGTGTTGGTGGTCACCGTGACGGTGTAGTTCGACACCCCGCCGTTCGTGGCGTTTTGAATGTAGTACACCTGAACCGTCTGCGGCACGATGATGGTCACGTTGCCAGTGAGCACGCCCGTGTACTTCTGGATCACGTTTGCGGCCTCAGCGGCGGTCAGCGTGTAGGTTCCAGAGGTCACCGCCTTGGTCAACTGCGTGAAGTTGAACTGGGTGTTTTTGCCCAAGCCCACGGTGTAGAACACAGCGCCAGAGCAAACAATGATGCAGGAGTCAGCGGGCTGAAGCGTGAGAGTGGACGAGCCGTTGATCACGTCTCCGCCAGTGCAACCCACAGTCAGCGTGCCCGTACCACCGTTGCGCACGAACATGAACCAGTTGTCGCCGAGCGTGGTGACCGAGTCCAGAGTCATCGTGCCCGCGCCGCCAGTCCACACATAAGTGCTGGAGCGGTCGGTCGTGGTCACCGTGGCATTCGAGGAGAAGGTCGTGACAGGCTGCAAGGGTCGCCGCATCAGCGCCAGAGGAGCCAATGCCAAAAGCAATGATGCCCCATGTGCCCGAGGTGTCCGGGTTGGCGGTGATGTAGATGTAGCGGGCCTCCCCAGCGGGGATGGTCACAATCGTGTGAGCGCCAGCGTAATCCTTGACCGTGAACGGGTTGACACCGATGTTGCGGATCATCGCGTCTTGACCCACCGATGCCTGATTGGCGGGCGGCATCCACAACTCAGCGTTGTTGGTGGCCGTCACCTCCATGATGCGGGCGGCTGAATCGTTGGTGGTCGAGCCGTTGATGGGCCACGTCAACTGCAAGGTCGACGACAGCGTGATGGAACGGTACGAAACGTCGGTTGGTTGAACGACGTTACCTGTGAAGGGGCTATTGAAACTCATTATGAATCCACCGCAACGGCTTGACGATCAGCGAGTCGCAATTTGTCCTCAGCCATCAGCGTTTGCATGATCAAGTCATAGTTCTGTTGCCACATGGGCATCCGCTCGTCGTTCTTGAGGAACGGCATCGCCTGCAACAAAGAACCATACAGCAACGCTTGGGGGGCATAAATTGTGAACCAGTTCGTCTGGTTAGAAGAATCCAAAGGCTGGATGCGCTCGTAGTACAGAACCTCAAACGAATAGTCTGTGTCCGGGGTGGGCGCTACCAACCAGTGGGTGTAGTCGTAGTCCGCAAAGTATGCGGGCGTACCAGTCTCGGTCGCGTCGGGCCAATACTCACGAAGGTACTCATACTTGCGCAACAGCACGGGCTGGCGCTTGCCTGCGACCGTGATGTTGAACGAAACCGTTTTGTGCCAACGAGCGGGCTTGTCGATCACCGCTGAGTTGGAAACCATAGTGGATTCCTGAACGGTCAGGTTTCCGAGGAATTTGATTTGGCTGGCAATCGTTTGCTCGGCCAGCATGATGAAGAGGGGAATCTTCTCCAGCGTCGCCGTGTCGGTGCGCTCTAGGTATGACTGGATGTTTTCGACCAGTGAGTCATAGGTCATTACCGAGGCGGTTGCCATTTGTTCTCCTTATCCGACATTGCGCTCAAAATGCGGGCAATCCACCAAGGATTTGAAGTTTCCGCCCCAACGGTTTTTGGGGTGCAAAGACTCCCAAAATGCCCCCAAAGGCGCAAGCACGCCCTTGTCCCAGATTATCTGCCCATCCTTGAAGAAGTTCAAGTCGATGGCGCACCGCTTCAGGTGGTTCGAGTTCATGGTCTTGGAGCGCCCGGTTTTGACGTAAATCGTCTGCTGTTCTACCGTCCGGGCCAGTTCTCCCCCGGTGACCACAAACCCTTGCTCGGTCGCAAACTGGATCAGTTTGATGGCATCCAGCAAAAATTCGGCTTGCTCTTGCACCAGACTCATTGCGACCCCCCGCTGAGGTTCTTGATGGTCTCGTCCTTGTCCTTGGAGCCACGGGTCGTGCCAAACTCGAACGAGTAGATGTTGTCCAGATACCCCAAGAAACGGCCTAAAACGAGCGTCACGATGCCTTTGACGTACTCGGTGAGGGTGTCATCCTTCCAGACCAAATAAACTAGCCCAGCGACCGCCAAAGCGGCAATGAGCACCATGATGTCGGCCCGCCAGTTGTGCTGGCCCATCTTGATGAACCAAGAATCCCGTTCGCGGGCGCTGTTTTTGTCCTGAACCTCAGTTTTGAACTCTTCGAGGTCTTGCTTGGCCTTCTCAATCCCAAGTTCAATCAGGCGCTCTTCGTGGTCATACTGGGCTTGGCGCAACTTTGCCACGTCCTCCGGGGTCGGAGCATCTGGAATCTTCACGCCAATGGCGTTCTCAACGAACTCTTTGCCCTTGGCTTCGATGGCAGATGACAAAAGGCCCAGACCATTCTGGGCCAGTGTCGCCAACAGTGTCGCAACGATTGGAATCATGGTCAGAGGCCAAAAATTTTCTTGACAAAGTCAGCCGCCACACCCGGCCCCATCAGCACGGCCAAGATGAGCACATAGAGCAGGTACTCGATCTTGGTCATGCGCTTGGAGCCGTCGTCAAAGCGGGCTTGGATGCCTTCGTACCGCTGGGCGCAAATGGCCTCATGGACACTCAGTCGCTTGTCGGTCTCGGTGGCAAGTTCGTGAGTGGCTTCCATCAGTCAAACCCCCGCAGTGTTTTTGCAAGGGTCTTGCGCTTTGCCATCTTGGGCGAGTCGGTTGACTTGACCGCAAGTTTGGACGCAGGAATCTTTTTGTCAGACGGAACGCCCAGCGCCTTTTTCAAGGAACCGGGCTTCTTGATGGCTTTCTGAATCCACTTCTCACTCATTTTTTTGAGTCTCCACAGGTTGAGCAATCTGTGCCTTTGCTTCGTTTTGCAAGCCTTCAATCAACTGGAAAACCTCTTGGTAGGGGCGAGTGCCCAAGTAGCCCAGAACTGCGTTGACCAATTGAGTTGAAAGGGTGATCTTGTCCATGTTTTTTCCTTTAAGGGGTTGAAGTAGTTGCCGTGTCAGCAGGAACGTCTGCTGGCGCGTCAATGATAACTTCAGGCGCGGGAGCCGTCACCTCTTCAACCACAGAAGGTTCAACTTGGGCTTCAACAACAGGCTCAGGGATTGGGCGCAGTTCGCCACGATCCCATGAGGTGGTCTCTTGGTTCCAAGTGTAGAAATACTCGTCCACAGGCATGGGCACGGGCGGCTCCCACAGCCAAGTGGAAGTGTTCAGCACCCAGTTCTCAAAAGGCTTGGGCGCGATGAACACATCGTTCACCTCGTCGTAGGTGTAGCCGATGCCAGCATAGTTGCCACGCAGGGGGCGACCCTGTGGGTGCTGGTTGCCACGGGTGTTGTAACTGGTTTGAACCCAGCCATGACCCACAGCGCCGCTGTCGATGAAGTCTTGCTCGGCGACGATCACTTGAGTGACGATGCCGTTCTCGACTTTTGCAAAATGACTCATGTGTTCTCCTTATCGTGCGTTTGCGTATTTAAATGGATTTTCAGCGAAGGCGGCGTAAATATACGTTCCACCAACACCATAGTTGATGCCGTCACCTGCGGTTCTGATTTTGAATCCATTGGACAAGATGTCCATGTTATTTCCAGTTCCTTCAGAGCCAGAACTGTTTGGCAACAATGATGCGGCAGTTTGGTTGTAAGTACTTCTTCCCGTGTCATCAATCACCCATTCTTGAGCAGAATCAGTGCGCTTGATCAAAATGAATCGGGGCCGAAATCCTAGGTAAATAAATGGGCCGTCTGCGTTTTGATTAGAGGTGTAAGACCCAAAGGCAGAGTAGCCGGGGACTGCGGCCCAGCAGTAAGCGACCATCGCGTTTGTGCTTCCGTTGCTTGACAAGTTTGTGCCAAGGCTAAAAACCGTTGAAGTCGGTGCAGTGCTATTCCAAACAGTTGGAAAACTTCCTTGAGCATTCGTGTTATCTAGAAACAAAGAATAAGCGGCTGACGTTAAAGATGAGTGATAAACACACCAGTTGGTCGAGCCTGTGCTTCTGTTTTTCACAATGACCATGCTTGGCGCAACGCCAAGACCATGACCAACGGTGGCATTCGCTCCAGTGCCCGTGTAGGTCACCACGCTGAATCCAGCAGTCGTGTTGACGCTCACAGTAGATGTAATGGAGCCAGAAGTGTTGGAGGATGTGCTTCCCTGACCAGCCTGCCATTGCCAGCCGACATAGGTCGTGCCGTTGGCGTTGAAAGAAACTCCGGCGTCTGTGGTTAAGGAGAAGCCATTTGAGTTGAACGCAGTAAGCGATCCGTCAGTACCTTCTCCACCAGTGCTGTTAGAAATCAAATATCGATTAACGCCCCTCACGCTATCTTGAAGGACGTTGTTTGAAGATTGACTGCGACCCTTAATCCAAACCAAATCTGGCTTCATTGAAACGCCATTGACAGTGTTTGCAACCGTCTGGGTACTGCCATTCCCTGTGTAAGTCGTCGCCGCCATCACAGTGCGACCATCAGGAATTGCGTAGGTTGTAGGCATGGGGGTTCCTTACAGGTTGAACGTGTTCAGGGCAACGTAGCCACTGGGCGGGGTGTACTTGAACGGTTGCTGGCCGCAATTTAACGATGCCTGATATGCAACACCAGCATGGTCAAATGTTGGAGTCAAGGGCTGGTTTGCCAAGGTAAACGTGTAGACAGGGTTTGCTCCAGTAGATGGGTTTCCAGTAGAACCACCAGAAGCATCACACCATGAATTGTTTTTACCGACCCAGACTTTCCCTGATGTTGCGTCATAAGCAAATTGCAAAATATCACCAATAGCAATTGAAGTGATGTTGCAGTTCACCTGTGTTACCAAAGACCCGTTGTTGTAAATGTTGACAGAATGTCCTGAACCGCCATCGCAATAAAGCAACGCCGTTCTTTGCGGGGCTGAATGACTTGGAGCCCCCACCAAACTTGCCCAACCATAAATGATTGGATTTGATGGATTTACAGTGGTCTGTTGCGTTATTTCAAAATAGAACTTACCTGAGTTGTCCGCAGCACCAATCGTGCTCCTGAAAACACCGCTGGCGCCGCTAGTGTAATAAAGGTTCCCTTGCGAAACGGTTCCTGAACCAACATAGTCCAAAGGATTGATGACGCAATAGTTTGCCACAGTTGCACTGGTCAACGTGGGAACGTCAGTCATGTAGTCCAGAGTCGTGCCAAACGCACCAGACACGTTGTTGGGTGTCCAGTTGTTGCCTGCTGGGCCTTGATCGTTGAAGATGCCATAGGCAAACGGGTAGGTCTGACCAGTAGACACACCGTTGTTGTTGGTGATGGAGTATGCGTTTGTGCTGTTGTCAACAATCGAACTGTTCTGCAAAGTCAAGAAAACAGTGTTTGCATCATTGCTGAATGATGATGTCGGAGCAGTTGCAGGCGAAATTGTTCGCACGACATTCGACACCCTCAAGTTGGAAATGTACCCACCAAAGTAGGTGCTAGTCCAATCAAGACCAATCCAGAAAGGTGTTGTTTGAACTGCGGCACTCAACGTGCCAGAGCCAGCGGCCAAGCCATTCACATAAAAGGTCGCTGTTGATCCAGTCCTTGTCAGGGCGATGTAGTACCACTGGTTGTTGTTGATTGCAACAGTAGATGAAAAACTACTTGCGCCAATTTGAACACCAAGAGTTGTACCAACAACCGTTACCTCAAGGCGGCCAGCGTTACCTGTAGTTCCTTGCGAATAAATGGTTGCGTTGGTGTTGGTTTTATAAATCATCGCCTCAACAGTGAAGTCGCCTGTTGCAGGAATGATTTGCGTGTTGGTGGTCGCAAGGTATTGATTGCTTCCATTGAATGACCCAACATAACTGGACGTTTTGGCATTGAACGGCAGGTAGAACCCGTTCGCGCCATACGAACCACCATAGGTGATGGGTTGCCATACACCGTAGGAGTTGAATGTGCCGAAACTGCTGGGGGTCAGGGCTTGACCATCAACGAAGTTGACCTCAGTGAGATAGCCATCCCAGTAATTGCCGCCACCATTCCAGAACCGACCGATGTTGACGGTTGACGATGCGGCGTTGAGACCGCAAGTGGTGATTGCGCTCGTCGATGCCCAAGAAACAGGAACGCCATTGATCCACGCCAGCAACTTGTTGGCTTCTGTGCTTTGAGTCGTGTCCACGGCAAGAGTCAAGTGATACCACGCCGCAGGGTCACGATAGACCGCATTACTGGAGCGGAAAGTGGAGGCGTTGCCCACCAAAAGGAACGTCCCGCTGTTGAACACAACATCAAATGTCGCGGTGTCTGATGCGGCAGTTCCACCGCTAAGAAGGCGCAAGTTTGAACCAAGCGCACCGATCTTCATCCATGCGCTAAAAGTCCACTTGGCTTGATTGGTCGGAGTCCCAAATGTTCTGTTCAAGTAGGCTGAGTTG